GGCGTCGGCGACCGCTCCGGCGATGGTCGTGGCGGCGATGGTGGCAATCTGGACGCCGCCCGTGACGGACGCCGCGACGATGGCCGGGACGTTGTACGGGTACGGGGCACTCGCGTTCGCCTCGGAGATGGCGACGGCCAAGTTGACGGTCGCCTCGGCGAGGGCTGCGGCCTGCTGAACGGCAAAGGACGTCCGAGCTGCGTTGTTAGCGGCCTCGGAGCCACGCTCGTGCTGGGCGACGACGGCATCGCCGACGATCTGAGCGATCCTGCCGATGCCGTACAGGGCCGAGCCGACGCTGGTGATCGTGGCGTTGTAGATGTTCGCCGCGTGGGTCGCCTCGTCGAAGGCCGCGGCCTGCTCCCTGATCTGCTCGGGGAGAGGGTCGAAGACCGAGACGAGGTAGTTGGCTGAGTCGCCGATCTTCTCGTACGCCCTGGCGAAGTCCTCAGCGCTGATCTGGCCCGCCGCGAACATCAGGGTCAGTTGCTCCTGTGCCCTGGCCGCTGACGCGTAGATCTCGTCCGCCGTGAAGCCGCTGAGCGACGCCGTCAGGGCGTCGACCCGGTCTGCAGCAGCGTCAGCGCTATCTCCGAGGCCGTCAACCTCCCGGTTGGCGTCGGCCATCGCCGAGCCGAACTCGGGCATCTCCATCGAATAGGCGCGTCGGATGGCCTCCAGGAGTGCGCCGAAGGCCGCGAGCGCCTCCTCATCGGCGTTGGCGAAGTCTCTGATGGCAAGCGCAAGCGCGTCCTCGGTTTCGACCAGCCGCCCGTACGCGTTGATCGCTCCCATCAGGCGATCAGTCACCACCTCCTCGTCGCCGAGACCGACCTTCCATGCGAGTATCTCCATTGAGGCGTCGAGGAGCCGGATCGCGTTCTCCACCGCCTGGGCGGTGGCGACAACGCTCAACATCGTCACCCTGAGCCCCTTGAGAGCCTTGTCCCCCTCAGTGCCGACGGTGAACACGGCTGGCAGGATCTGCTCCATGAAGACGGTGTGTACGATGTCGCCGAGGGTCTCCGCGTCCTCGCCGGTCCCGCGGAAGCCCTGGACCAGGTCGGCGAGAAAGTCAGCCACGCCCGTCAGTATCGGCATCAGCGGGACGAGCGCCTCACGCTTGAGCGTGTCCACCGAGCGGTTGAGCGACAGGATCGAGTCCTGGAGCACCTCGGCCTTGTGTGCGGCGTCCGCGCTGACGACTCCGGTTCGCTCGATGGCTTCGGCCGCCTCTCGGATCGCGTCCCCGTCCTGCCGAAGCGCGGACACCACACCACGCCCGGCCCGGCCGAAGATGTCGACGGCCACCTGCGTCTGCTCGGCCTCGTCTCTGAGCACTCCGAACCGGTCGCCGACCACGGCCAACGTCTCGGCCAGCGTCAGCCCCTCCAGCGCGCTCGCGTCGAGGTCGAGCTTGTCCAGCGCGTCCTTCGCCTCGCCGACGCCGTCCCGAGCGTCTGACAGGTTCCGCTGCAGATCCTGGAAGGCGCGCGCCGCAGAGACGGTGCCTTCTGTCATCAGGTCGAGCACGCCCTGTGCGACGTCGAGTTCTTCCACGGACGCGCCGACCTGGCGAGCCTGCTTGGCGAGCGTGTTCAAGTCCTCCGACAGGCTGAGGGTGGCCTTGACCGTCCCGACGATGGCTGCCGTAGCGGCCGCCGCGCCGGCAGCCACTGCAGCAAACCCAACCTTCGCCACCTTGTCGGCCGCCTCGTTCAGGCGCCCCATGCCGGTAGCCGTCTTGTCGAGTTCCTTCTGCGCACCCTTCGCGTCGACCTGGACTCCGAGCTTGAGGATGTCAGCCACGGCCGCCCCCCTTGCCCTTGCTCGCATCCTCACGGTTGCACAGGTCGATCAGGCCCCACTCATGCTCAAGGATCTGCACGGCCCGGATCAGCCGTGGATCGGCGTCGTCGAGGTTGCTGGCGACCGGGATGCCCGTCGCCCGTGAAGCCATCCACCGGCCCATTACAGTCGACATCCACGGCTCTGTGACGTCACGGGGGCACGCGTGAAGTCGACGACCCTCGGCGTGCTCACCCTCGGGCCGGGCCCTCGGAAACAGGACGGGCGTGCGCCAGCGGGGCTTGCCGGCGTGGCGGTGGCCGTCGGGATACGGGTCACCCGTCTTCGCACGCACTCCCTCGCAGCCCGCCCACAGGGCGCAGCCGTCACAGCCAGCCGCCTTGCGCCTGGCGGCTTCAGAGCGGTCGAGCGTGAGGGCGGGCGCCGCCTGAACGTGGAGGAGCGCCCTTAGCGTTTTCCCTGCTCTGGCGTGATGTCGGAGGAGCGGCCGAGGTGTTGGAGGAACTCCGCCACGAGTTCGGGCTCCCCGGCGAGCGCCTCGATCGCGGCGGTGGTGTCCAGCGGCTCTCCGCCGAGCGTCAGGCCCTCCACGGCGATCACGAGGTCTGTCAGCAGGTCCACTGAGAACCCGCGCTGCTCCCTCAGCAGCGCAAGCACCGCCTCGGGGTCCGCGGGAGCCTCCCGCTTCTCGCCCTCGATCCCGTACTCGACGAGGCGCTCGCGCCAGGCGTGCGAGAGTGGACGGTGCCGTACCGTCGCGCTCTCGCCGTCCTCGTCTGAGATGGTCCAGGTTCGCGTTCTCCACCGCTTGAGTTCCATGCTGGGCGCTCCTTGTCGCTTCGGCCGCCTACGCGACCATGATGTAGACCTCGTCCTCCTCGGTCCCCTCCGCCTCTCCGGTGAGCGTCACCTGGACCTCATCGGCACCCCGGTCCAGGTCGGCCTGCTCGATCCGGCAGGTCGGGCACTCCCAGGCCACGATCGCGCCGCTGGTGTCGCCGCGCTGCGCGAACAGCTGCACCGACGCCCGGTCGAACGCATCCTGCATCCGGGCCATCGTCGTGTCGTAGTAGCTCGACCCCTCGGCCGAGGGCTTGATCGACCGCATGTCGCACACGTAGCCGGCCATCTTCTTCGCATCTCCGAACTCGTCCTCCTGCGGGATGATCGCCATCCCGCAGTCGAGGTTCGCCGAGTCCATCGACAGGTCAACGGCGTCGAAGATGATGTCACCGCTCGTCGCGGGCACCGGGCTGCCCGCGTAGGTGCCGGTGGGCACCGCCGGGAAGATCTCGACGCCGTCGTTGTGGCTTGCGTTCGCCCCGCCGTGGGCGCGAGCGCCCCGGGTATCGAGCGTCCATGTCGTACCCGAGACGGCGATCACCTTGATCACCTCGGTACCGATCTCGAAGAAGTACGGGTTCGTCGCCGAGACGTCCGAGGGGCAGGCGGTGCCGCTGGTGACGGTGATCGAGGTAACCACCGCGTCGATACCACCTGCATCGTTGAGCGTCGTCGAGTACAGCACCCGACGCTCGCGCGCCGGGCCGGAGATCGACCACTTCGCCGCGCCGGTGCCAGGGTTCTGCAGGCTGAACGAGTCGGGGGACCAGCCGACGAACCGCTCGAGGCTCCGGTTGTTGCCGATCCACACCGTCATCGCGTCCGGGGTGTCGGCCCGGGAGTCGTCGGGCTTGGCGGACAGCCCGGCCGTGACCGCGGTTGTGTCCGCCGGAGCAGTGCTCAGGTCCGGCGTCACGTCGATGTCAGTGCCGACGCTGTCGATCGCCGTGATGCGGCGCACCTCGCCGCTGATCTCCACGCACCCGCCGACCGTGAAGCCCGCAGACGAGGTCACGTCGACCCGAGACACCGTGCTGCCGGAGCCGCTGACCGTCGTCGAGACGCCCGTCGTCTCCTGGAAGCCGCCGTAGAGCAGGATGTCCCACCAGTCCGGCGCGGTGCCCGCCGTGGTCACGTAGGCGTAGAAGTCGAGGCTGAGGTTCGCCTCCTCCTTCTCGTCGATCTTGCCGACCTTCGTGGAGGTGCCGCGCTTGTCCTCGAAGAACGAGAGCATCGGGCGCCCCCCGCAGTTCGCCCCGATCAGTCGCAGCGCATCAGCCGCGACAGGGAAGAGGCCGGCAGGCGTCTTGAACGCCGTCTGCGGGTCGATGAAGCCGACGAGCTCGCGCCCGATGTCAACGGTGGGGCCTGGCATCAGTAGTCCTCCTGCGCCCGCACCATCAGGCGGACGAGCACGTAGGCGTTCGGTGGGGTGAGTCCGTCGGTCTGGTTGTCCTGCGCCTCGACTTCACAGCGGAGGATTCGGCTCTGAGCCGCGCCGCTGCCGCCGTTGTTGAGCGTCCAGCCCTGCTCGCCCTTCGGCAGCCGGCGAGCGAAGAAGGCGCGAAAGCAGTCATGGTAGCGGACGGCCGCCTCGACCACCTTCTGCTCGTCGCCCTTGATCTTCTCCTGCGTGACGACGAGGACGAGTTCGGGCCGGTGCACGTACTGGCGCTGGTTGATGCCGTCGTCGACAGCCTCACCCGTCGAACCATCCCAGACGATCGCGCAGTAGGGGAACTTCGTCGCCTGGCTGCCGCGCGCCCAGATCTTCTCGTACTGGGCGACGTTCGGCAGGTCGTCCGTGGTCAGGCTGTGGTCCGTCCGGTAGGTCGCCAGAAAGTCGTTGAACGTGTCAGCCGGAGACGTGGCGCCGCCGTGCGTCCCGTCCTCCAGGAACTCCCGCACCGCCTCGACGACGCCGATGCCGCCGCAGATAGCCATCAGCGCGTCTCCGTGGAGCGCAGCCGGGCGATCGTGGCGTCGGCGGGGGCCGTGTCGTGCCCAAAGGCCTCACGCTGCCGGCGGATGATGTGGGCCTGAATCACCTGACGGGTGGCGTAGCCGAACGACGTAGCGCCGCGGTCGTCGAAGGCGTCGCCCTTGCCGCGCAGGGGGCGCCCGTCGAACCTGATCACTGCACGCCGCTTCAACTGGACTTCACGCCCGAACAGGGCGGACATCACGCGCTCGCCGAGATGGTGCGCTGTGGCGTACGGGACTGCACGCTCGTCAACACCCATCTCCATCGAAGTGGCGGTCTCTCGCTGCAGTGAGCCCGCGCCACCGGTGGCGGCCGAACGCAGCCTGCCGGAAACAATCAGTGTCTCGACGAAGCCGAGCAGGCGGCGCTTCCATTCCGGATAGGGCACGCTGCCCAACCAGGGGACCTCGGGCGCCCAGTTGTCCGGCCACTGCTGACCGGTCGAGGCGCCTTCCGTCTCCCAGTGCCGCCGCTGGTGACGGTTGAAGATGTACCGGACGTCCGCGAACGCCGGCCGGAAGTCGCTCATCGACGTCGACCACTGCACGAAGCCGAGCGCCAACGTGCCCGCGTCCGGGTTCGTCCTGATGCTCAGCGCGATCACGACCAGTCCCCATAGGCCCCGGCCGCCCGCCGAGCGCCGGAGGAGCGCCCAAGCCGCGCCGGCAGACACCGGCGGGCGGAGGGGGTTCTGTTGGCGGGACGGAGGATCACAGGTCGTCCGTGCTGTACGGCCACAGGTCGTTGTCCGCGTAGGGGACATCGCCCGTGCCTGCGGTGTGGTCGAAGTCCGGGTCGCCGTCGTCGACCTGCTGGTTCTTGACGAAGGGGTTGGTCCCCCACGACTCGGCCGAGGCGCCCTGGGTCAGCCACATCCGGCGGTTGACCTTGAGATCGGCTGAGAGATCGTCGGCCCGCCTGAGCAGCATGTCGGAGGTCGCCCGGGCGTCCTTCCCGATCGAACCCTTCGACAGCAGGCACGAGCCCGAGCAGTAGAGCGCCTCGATCTCCTTCGCGCGCTGGAGCGCCATCCCGGTCTGACCCGAGTCGGCGAGCAACGCCTTGCGGAAGGCTGCCTCGGTGCGAGTGGTCGCGTCCGCCCACATCTCCGTGCAGAGCGCGAGGGTCGGCGTAGTCGCCGCGTCGGGCGTGCCGATCTGCGGTGCGTACCGGAGGGCGAGCGCGATCGTGGAGTTGAAGGACATCGCCTACCCCGGCGCTTCGGGGGGCGCTTCCTCCGGCTCGGGCACGTCGATGACGGCTGACACCATGGACACCTGACGGCGTCGGAGCAGCCGTCTGGCGTTGGCGTCGTCCACCTCGATCACGTCGCCCGCCTCCACCTCGTACACGCGCACTCCACCCGCTGTGAAGTCGCCCTCAAGGTTCGTGCGTACGACGACGAGCATGCTCAGCCTCCAAACTCGGCGAGGCGCTTGTTGCAGTGGCGCAGGACGGTCTTCCGCGGCTGCGCGGCGCCCTCCTCGGCCTTCTTCACGGCTTCGACCGCACCCTCATCGAGGCTGGCGAGCAGCGCCGGGATCACCCGCACCGGAACGCCGGAGACCGTGGTCGGATCGGTCGGGTCCCAGTCGGGATGCACGAAGATCGGCTTGACGGCCTCCGGCTTCGGCGTCTCGACCGGAGGGGCCGAAGCCGACACCTCCGCCTTGCGGAGGCAGCCGTCAGGGCTGGAGAGGCGCCGGAGAGCGTCGGAGTTGAGGCGCGAAGCGGGCACCTCGGCTCCTGCCGGGTAGCGGTAGCCGTCGTGCCGGAGTTCGCGTCCGTCGCGGACGAAGTAGAGGGCGGGCATGGGCGCTCCTAGGTGTTGGCGGATCAGGAGAAGGTCACCCGCCGCCAGGTGGTTCCGGTGTCATCGGTCGCGTACAGCGTGGTGGACGCGGTGCCGTCGTCCCGCAGGTACAGCGCGACGGTCTGCTCCCGGGCGTGGGTGGCGCCCGAAGGCGCCCCCGTGCCGGTGGAGATCGCCACGTCGCCCAGGCGGATGAACTTCCGCACGAAGAGGAGTTCGAGCAGCTTCCCGGTGGACTGGGCCATGAGCCCCTCCTCTCACTAGGCGACGGCGTTCTCGTAGAGGTAGCCGCAGGCGGTGGTCGGCGCCGCGAACTGGTCGGTCCACAGCTGGTCGATCTGCTCGACGTAGTTGCCGGGCAGCGGGTAGCGGTTGATGCTGCCGTCCGAGGAGCCCTCGAGTCGCCAGCGCTGCAGGCAGCTCTGCGGCGACATCGGCGAGGGGCTCTGGCGGAGCACGGCGAAGAGGCAATGCTTGCCCCAGATGTCGGCGTTGCTCGCGGTCAGGTTCGGGACCGCCGAGTTGGCGACCGCCTTCCCGACGTAGATGCGCTCGACGTCCAGCGCCTCGGCCACCATCGCGTCGTTGATGAGGCCCACGCTCTGCCGGGTCCGGCTGGCGTACTCGACCACCATCGGGTGCTGGCGCAGCTTCTTGTGCACCGCGGCGCCCATCACGGCAGCGGTCGGCTCCTCGCCGCAGTTCTGCCGGATGTGCTCCTTGGCGTCCTGCGCGTCGGACACCGGGTTGCTCGCCGAGTCGCTCCACTGGTCGGAGCCGGACAGCGTCGAGGTGTGGCCGGTGAAGACCGTGGTGGAGAAGGCGATCGCCTCCGCGGTCCGCTCCCGCAGGATGCGGTTGTACCGCGCCAGCACGCCGACCACCGCCTCCTCGGCGTTGAGGCCGAGCTTGCGGTAGTAGTCCGCCGTCTGGCCGTCGAGGATGGCGCCGACGCCGTTCTGCTCGACGTACCAGCCGGTCTGCTCGCTGATCTTGATGTTGATCGTGTCCGGCCGCTCCTGGCCGTCCGCGCGGATCACCCGGTTGCCCGGCGACGCGGCGGCGAAGCCGCCCTGGACGTCGAAGTAGTTGCCGCGCTGACTCGGCACGTCCACGGCCGGGAACACGTCCTCGGCGATGAACATGCCGAGCGACGGCCCCAGCAGCCGCGCGTACTGAGTGAGGATCGCGTCGTGTGTCGGACGGTTCGTCATGCTCTCAACTCCTCAGGCTCGCGGCCTAGTCGGTGCCAGGGCCCCAGATGAAGACGCCGACCTCGCCATCGACGTAGGTGTCCACCGCCTGCCCGATCCAGTAGTTGCCGGTCGTCCAGGTCACGGCCTCGCCGGACGCGTCGGACATGGCGAGCGTGCCTGCGGTGATGCCGCCGCCGCAGACGACCGCGACGAGCCGACCGATCTGCACCGGCAGGTTCTTCGCGGTGGACGAGCAGTCCTGGACGTCCTCGGTGAGCGCGCCGAAGGGGAGTTCACCCGCGCCACAGATGTCCATGTCGTTGCCGCCGTTGCGCTTGACGAGGAAGTACTCCTTGCCCGTCATGTTCGCGTCGCAGCGGAAGCTCTTGACGTAGGGATCGGAAGGGGTCTGGTAGGCCATCGATCAGCCCTCCTTGGTGGTGTCGTTGAGCTCGCGGCGGGCCTGCGAGAAGGCCGCGGACATCTCGATGCCGCGCTCCTTGGCGATCGCCCCCGCCCGCTCGTTCAGAGCGGCCAGCTTCGCCGCCTCGGGGTCGCCGTTGTCGTCGGTGGTCTCGACGGTCCTCGGCTCGGTCTTCTTGCGACCCGTCGGGAAGAAGGCCTCGAGGTCCTCGGCGGACAGCGCATCGAGGGCGCGGCCGTACCGCTCCTTCTCGCCCGCGTCGATCCGGCCATCGACGCACGCCTGCTCGATGCGCCGGGTGCGCTCGTCGGCCTCGTGCTTGTCGAGCTTCGCCTGCAGACCGTCCCGCTCCTCGGCGAGGGCGCGGGCGTTCTCCTCCAGCGTCTCGACCTTGTCGGCCTGGTCGCGGAGTCGTTCGATCTCGGCCAGCAGCGCGGACTCGGCGCTGTCCTCGGCCAGGTTCAGGGCGACGGCGATCGTCTTCATGTCCTTCTCCTGTTCGCCGGCCTCGGAGGCGGCGAGCGCGTCCATGCCGGGGATGAACGGGTAGTTAGTCGGGACCACGGCGGTCATCGCCCAGTCGTCGATCCGACCCTTCCCCTTCTTGCTCTGCAGCCCGAAGTCCATCTCGACGCTGCAGCCGCTGACGTGCTGCTTGTCGACGGCGTCCGCGAAGTCAGGGTCGGTCCAGTTGACGCGGATCAGCGCGCGAGGCGTACCGTCCTCGGCGTACGCCTTCTTGATCTCGAGGACGCGGCCCACCGCCGGCTTGCTCTTGTCGCCGTGGCCGGCGTCGTCGCGGAACGGGATGCCGCCGGGGAACCAGCCCTCTTCGAGCACCTGTTCGGTGCCGCGGACGAGGGAGTCGATCCACTCCTCCGTGATGTCGACGCGCTCCTGCCCACTCGCCGCCGTGCCGCCGACTTCACGCGAGGTCGCGACGCCGACGCGAAGTACCTCGTTCCACACCGACCCGTCGTCTTCGCGGTCGCCGACCTGGACGAGCGGCATGTCGCGGAAGCGGAACTTGCCCTCCGCCCAGCGCATACCGCGCTCGAAGTCGTCGCAGACGAAGAAGGGCTTGTACCCGCCGCCGGACAGCGTCGAGAAGTCGTAGAGCCGACAGCCCTGGCCCTCCTCGCCGCCGATGCCGCGCTCCCAGACCATCTGACTGTACGAGCAGTCAGCGCACCGCCCCGCGTCCTTGCTGCCGCGCCGGTAGTTCGACACGTCCAGTTCGGCGAGGTCGGCGGGCGTCTCAGTCGCGTCAGGCGCGTGGTCGTCGGGTGACTTCACGCGATCAGCGTGCGGCGGGGGCGTGAAGTCGCGCAAGGGACTCGACCGGCTGGAAAAAGCGCCGGAGCGGCTACTTTTCCCTTGTACCGTCGGATAAGCCGGGGTATTGTTTATTCACGGTCGACGCACGGAGCGTCGCCGGAAAGGGAGAGAAAGCATGTCCGCTTCCGCCGCCACCTTCGCCGCCTCGCTTCCCACTGACCCGATGGAGCGCGCGTGGCGGTTCATTTCCCCCGAGTGCGCGACTATCGGCCGCGACTGGAAGGCGCCGATTCGGTGGAGCGCGAGTGAGAGCGCGCTGACCTACATCGAGCGCGAGTTTGGCGTGACGCTGGGCGCGATGCTGGACGCGGTGGTCTTCTTCACCGCCACCGAAACCACGGTCATCTGGGACAACGGCGTCTGCCGCGTCGAGGCTGACGGCTACCGCGCCGGCCCCGCTGGCGACCACTAGCCACCCCCACTGCCCAGCCCGGAGGCCAAGCCGGGCACACCTCGCCCCGCTCAGGTCACGCTGGCGGGGCTGAGGCAGTAGATGGGCACGGAGCCCCGAGGGAGACAGAGACCATGACCAGCACCTACCTCATCCTCAGCGACATCACCACCGCCCGCGCCACCGTCGACAACGTCGACCTCGGGGCGACCACGAGCGACGACGTGCAGAGCTACGCCCGCGCGTGTCGCGAGCGCCTCGACGGCGGCGACGTCGACAAGGGCTCGCAGGGCGCGATCATGCTCGACAACCTGCTGCGCCTCATCGAGTCCGCGGACCCCAACGCGCTCGTCGCCTGACCACCCCACTGCCCAGCCCGGGGGCGAAGCCGGGCAACGGAGGAAAGCATGATGACCGCACACCGCTGCAACGCCCGCCACCCGGCCGGCGGGATCTACTGCGCCCTCGACAAGGGGCACGACGGAGACCACGAGGCCCACCGCGCGAACGGCTGCTACGCCGAGTTCGTCCACTGGCCCCAGCGCCGTCGCGGGCGCCCCGCCCTGGCCGACAAGCGCAAGCCCCGCGGGGGGTTCAGCGATGCGGAGTGGGCCAAGGTCAAGCGGCAGGCGCGCGAAGCGGGGGAGACCGCCGCAGCCTGGATGCGGAAGCGGTGCGGGCTGTGACTGCGCTACGACCAGCGGCCCGGCCGCAATGACCGTCCTCCACCGCCACGGCCGGACCTACCGCGAACTCGGCTACGCACCGACGTATCAGGCGAACGGCGTCATCATCGAGGTCGAGCAGCCTGGGGAGCCGACCTACCGCACGATCGTCGACTGTGACGTCTGGTTCGACGCGCTCGATGAGGGCAAGCCGCTGATCGCGCTGCCGCTCAAGTCGGGCTTCCGCCGCGTGATGTACCTGATCTGGAGCCTGCCGGCAGAGACGCGGAGCCTGCTCGGTGTCTAGCCCGGGATGTGCTCGATCGGCCACTCCGGCACGGTGTCGAACCCCCGGTCCTCCAACCACCTCGATCGGTGCGGCTCGGACGCGGGCGGGATGCCTCGACGACGACGGATCGCACGGACGGCCTCGGGGTGCATGCCGTTGGCAGCTGCCACCGCCTCGTCGCAGTAAACGCCGATCCCTTCCGGGAGCGGGTCGTCGCTCGGTCGCCTGCCGCTCCCAGGACCGCCCACTACTTCACCTCGCCGCGCATTGCCCACAGAGTACCGACGCTTCGCGCGCGCGGGCAAGGGCTGGTATGCTGGGGGCACCGCTCGCGGCCAAAGCGCCAACCGGGGCCCGAGCGCGGAGGACGAAGGGAGTCCCCTATGCCCCAGCCCCCTGAGACTACCACCCGAATCGACCTCGATGCGGTCATGTGCCCGGGGTGCGCTGTACATGACGGGGTGTCCCGTGGCTGACATCACCCTCTACACGACAGCCTCGAAGGTGAAGAAGGTCGACCGCTTCGACCTGGCCGCCTACAAGAAGCGGCACGGCATCGGCTCGATCCCACTGGCCGAGGAGGAGCCCTGCCACACGCTGGCGACGAAGTGCTCCGGGTGTCCGACGCCGAACGAGGAGCTCTGTTGGCGGTACCGGCGGGAGAGCGGACGATGAGCCTGCACAAGGTCGTCCGCTACACGCCGACCCGCGTCTTCCGGCGCTCCTTCTACGAGATGGAGACAGCCTGCGGGCGGCGCATCCGCGAGAAGGACAACGACGGCGAGCCGTGCCGCGAGTGCGCGCGGGTCGAGGCGGCGAGGGAGAAACGGCGGGAGCGGGAGGCGGCATGAGCGACTACTGCCAGCACTGCGGCCGACTCCACAGCGCCGACGAGTGTCCTGGGTGCGGCTCGCCGAGGTTCACGGAGGCGGAGCCGTTCCTCCTGCCCGACCTGCACCCCTTCGAGTGGAGCGAGGCTCTGCCGGAGGGGCCGGCGATTCGAGGCGGGAAGGTGATCGAGCCGAAGGGCGTCGTGGTGTACGCGCAGACCGTGAAGCCGAGAGGCTAGCCGGCGGGCGGGACCGCAATCGTGAGGCAGTTGCACAGGCTCTGTGGCACGGCTTCGCACCACGAGGCGGGCGTGCGGTACTCGTCCAACTGGTCGGCGCCGAACGTCTCGCCGTCGTGGCCGAGGCAGGAGTCGCAGCTGGCGCTCTCGAGCAGCGCAGAGTACATGAACGTCCAGCCCGGATCGACCTCGGCGCGCTGCTCCTGCCGCCGGCCGAGCCCGAAGATGTCATTGACGTCCGCCTGCGCCTGGTGCTTGTCGCCGCTGGGGGCCAGCGCGAGCACGGCCCCAGCGACAGCCTCTGCGAGCACGGAGGACGCCGGGAGCACGCCGGCTTCGCCCGCACCCTGAGCGGCCAGGGCGGTAGCGTCCGACACGCGCCGAGCAGCCGCGTCCACCGTCGTCCGCGCCACCGCGTAGATCGAGTCCTCGGGGTCGATGTCGTCGATGTCGGACGCTGGCAGGTCCGGGTTCGGAGTCGGCGCCTTGGCGGTCCGCTTGCGGGCGAGGCGCAGCGAGTCGTCGGGCTGGGGGCACGCGCCCGCAACGGTCATCCGCTCGGCCAGCGTCATGTCCACGAAGTACGCGTCGACTTCACGCGTGCAGCCGCAGCCCTCGCCGCACCGATCGGACAGCCTGGGAGGCGCGGGCATGTCGCCGTCGCCTCCGACCTCGGCATCACCCCGCTCGATGCGCTTCCGCAGGTCCGGGTCGGCCTCGATGCGGTCGATCTCGTTGCGGACAGACGCCTGCCCGGAGCGGTAGGCCGCTCGCAGGTTCACCGACAGCGCGCCGACGAGTTCCTTCTGTCCGGGCACAGGGGCGCGGGCCACCGCCGGCAGGTCGGCAGCCTTCGACACCTCGGCCGCGTACGGCTCGGCGATGCGCTTGCGCCAGTCGTCGATGATGCGGACCTGCTCCGTCTTGCCGGCGTAGGTGCGATCGACCGTCTCGGAGAGGCGGACGACTTCCTCGCAGGCTCGGAGGGCTCGGCCTCGTGGGCCGGTCGTCGGCTGGTCCTCGTTGAGTCGCTTGACGCGCTCCGCGTACCTCAGAGCGCTGGGGCCGCGCAAGTGCCGCTCCGCGGCGAGGAGGTCCGCGACCGCCTCGTCGATCGCGTCCGAGAGCCGGTCGAGGTCCTCGTCCGAGGCGGAGAGGAGGTCGTCCGCGTACCGCTCGATCGCCTCGGGGTCGCCCTCCTCCGCGCTCGCGCCCACGTTCGCCGCGTTCGCGTCGACCTGCTCGGGGGTGTCGACGGTCGGCTCGACCGGCTCCGGCTCCTCCTCGGGCACGCTGGCGGGGCTCTCGGGCGCGTTCTCGACCTCGGAGCGGAGATCCATCCCCGCGGCCCGGGCAACTACCTTGCCGTCCAGCACGACGATGGGGGGGGCGGCAGGGTCGCCGGCAGGGTCGTGTCGCTCCTTGAACTCAGTCAGCAGCCTGTCAAGTTCGGCCTGTCCCTCCGGGTCGACGATGCTGTCTCGGATGTTGTCCCAGCGCAGGTATGTCGGGATGCCGCCGGCAGTGAACAGGGGACGCTCACCCGCCTCGACCTCCGGCTCGTCGTCACCCTTCGGCTTCGTCCCCTGCTCCTCAGCAGTCTCCTCGTCGACCTCGTCCTCGGGATCGCCCTTGTCCGTCTTGCCGCCGCCCTCGTCGGGGTCGAGCGGTCCGGCGGCAGGCTCCGGGCGCGGGGGCGCGGAGAGCACCTCTCGGATGCGGTCCTCGACGGCTCGGTCCGAGTCCACGACCGCGCCCTTGTCGAGCGCGCCGACGATGGCCTCGACCAGCGCGGCCGGGTCGCCAATCCGAATCTCGGGGGCCTTCACGGCAGGGAACCGACGCACCGCCGGGAAGTTCTTGGCGATCAGCCGCTTGACCACGTACCGCGACAGGACGCGGGCGATCTTGTTCGCCGCCTGCTGCAGCGACTTCGTGAAGAACGCCACCTGGCCATCATGCAGCGCAAGCGCGCCCTTCGTCTCGCCGGTGCGGAGGAAGGTGGCGAGCACCACCATCAGCATCGAGTGCCGCTTCGCGAGGATGGCCTTGCCGAGTTCCTCCCCGCGGAACGGGAAGTCCTGGAAGATCATCTCGTAGCCAGGCGGCATCATCTGCGCCGCGAGCAGGCCGGACCGGTAGTTCTTCGCCGCCAGGTTCACAGCGTCGATCGTCGACTGCGCGTCATCGAAGCCGGGCGCGGTCGGGTCGACCTTGATCGTCGGCACGCCGTACGCCGCGCGCTGCCAGCCCTGCGCCTCGAGCACCCGCATGTTGCTCGAGGCCATCCAGTCGGCGTAGGCCGGGCGGAAGGCGCCCATCGGGGCCGGCGAGGAGCCCTTCGGCATGTACCGGAGGTTGATGTACTCGTCCGGCTGGAGCACGGTGCCGCGCCACCCGCGGCCCTTCGCCATGTCGCCGGTAGCCGGCCACTGCTTGAGTTCCCAGCCGTCAGGCGTGCTGGACCACTCGCGGACGGTCTTCGGCATGAGCGGGCGCAGGCCCAGCAGCGTCCGCTTCATCTCGCGGTCGTACGGCCAGAAGAGCTCGGATGGCAGGAAGCCGCGCCACTGGTACTGGACGGCCTGCTCGATCCAGCCGTGCCAGCCGTCGTCGCAGTCGAGGTGCTCGAACAGGGCGAGCTCTGCGAAGTCCGTGGCCTCCTGCTCCTGCGGCGTCGGGACGGTCGGCGCCTCCATGCGCCAGGCGTCGCCGAGCAGGGGCAGCGTGATCGCCAGCCGCATCGCCTGCAGCGTCGGCTCCTCGTCGACCATCCTGTCCTGAATGCCGACGAGCCCGGGCGAGCCGAACCAGGACCGGGCGTCGAGAGCGCGGTTCGCGTCCTGCTTGACTGTCCCGCCGAACAGCTCCGTGCCGTCCCAGGCGTTCGCCTTGCGCGCAGAGGCGAGGGCGAAGCCGCCTGGGAGGAAGGAGGCCGGCTGGCCGCTGGCCGCGACGCGCTGGACCGCATCCTGCGTCAGGGCCGGTGCTGGCCCGTCGTAGCCGGTGCTCACTGCAGCCTCCGCCTGTCGCCGAGGTCGAAGCCCTTCTTGCTCGCGAACTTCATCAGCGCCTCGTCGGCCAGCATCGCGGCGTACGCGGCGTCCTCCTGCGTCTCGAACTTCTCGGGGTCGATCGCGAAGGCGTTGGGCAGCGCACGGGCGCCGTACAGCCCGCGCCGGATGTTCCGCTCGTACCTGCTGGCGATGTACTCCTCGAAGATCTCAAGGAACTCGGCGCGGTTGAAGCGGTTGACCTGCAGGCGGTCGGCGTACACCGTCTCGCGCGGGCCCCTGAGCGGTTCGAGCAGCGTGGGCATGGGGTCACGGTACGCGCGTGAAGCGGTCGCGCGCAAGCGTGTTCAGTCGCGGCCGTACTCCAGCCATATCACGCTCTCCTGTTAATGATGTCCGGCGCCTCGACCTTGCTCACCGCCGCCGCCATCTCGCTCGTCTGCCTGCACAGGTCGAGGACCGCCTCCGTCATGTCGAAGCCGACCTCAACGGCGAGTTCGGGAGTAGCGGCGCCGCCCGCGGCCAGCGCGATGGCGCGGGCGGCAGTGGCCGCAAGCCGTGCCTGACACGACGAGCCGAACACCACGGACGCGACAGCCAGCCTGACGCCTCGCTCGCGCCGGGTTCGGCAGGGGATGCAGGTGCAGGGAGTCCAGGGGTTCATCGCTGTCGTGCCTCCCACTCGTCGAACGTGCTCAGCCGGAGCCCTTGCTCGTCCAACGCGGCCACGACCTCCTTGAGCGACGTCCGGGCGAAGTTCCGCATCTTGAGCAGCAGGGCCGGGGTGAGTTCGCATAGTTCGCGCACCGTCACGTCACGGGCGCCGCAGGCGTCACCCCAGAGCGTGTACGGCAGCCGGTCGCGGAGCGCGTTGGTCGTCCGCGTCGACAGCGGGGCCAGCGCCTGCCATGCCGGATCGTCCATGATGGACGGCTCCGAAGGAACCGGATCGGTTCCGACGTCCGGAACGAAGTCGGCGTCGGCCGGGATGAGTCCGCATCGGCCGAACCGGTGGTCCTCCGTCCACGCCGAGCACCGTCCGGTCAGGCACGGCGCCGTCGTGTCCAGTTCCAGCGTGTTGTCGGCCGTCCGATGCCACTGGCGCGGCCCGATGGTCAGGTGGCAGATCGGAGTCTCTCTCATCGCCACACCCTCCACCACGGCCGAATCCGTCGGACCACGATCACATCGGCGTCAGCCGCGACCACGCGGCCCGCGACGCCGCCGATCTTCACCTTGTCGCCCACCCTGAACCCGGCGCAGTCGGCCAGGTGCACGAGTTCATCGTTCCGCGCCCACCAGCGGCGGAGGCGCGTCAGGAGCCTCATCTCAGCCCCCCTCCCCTCACAAGCGCCCACTCGCCCTCGCCGACAGGCTCCACGTCGCGCGGCGCCACCTCCATCTGCGACACGCCGTGCCCCTGCACGATCGCCCTCGTCCACTTCACGGTCAGCCGATCGTAGTAGACGCGGACCACCAGCGAGCGGGCGGGCTGACCGTGGAGGGTGTGGAGGAGGTGATCGCCGGGGGACATCACTCGACATCTCCCTCGACCTCGGCGACGCGGGGCAGCGGGACGCGGGCGGTGACCCAGCACTCCGCATGCGCCGCCTCGGTGGACACGCCCTCCACCGCCTCGTTCATCGGGTTGCCGCTGAACGCTGTCAGCGGCCACCCGACGGCGTTCCAATCGCCGTGCTCGTCCACCGCCACCGCGATCCGCACCTCGATCGTCTCGCCCTCGGCGCCGGGAGGCTGGGGCAGCGGGCGCCAGTGGGTCGGCAGAAAGTCGAGCAGCCCCGAGGCGTCAGACCAATCACCTGCGCGGTGGGCAATGGAGCGCGCCGGTTGCGTCGCATGGCCAGCGGCCCACACGATCACGTCCTTTGCCGGCTCCGGCAGCCTCTCGCTCGTCTTGATCCAGCCCATCACTCCTCCAGCGCCGGAAGTTCCGGCATGTCGAGCCGCTGCCCCGCGTCACGCGCAGACCGGCCGAAGTCTGTGAAGGCCTGCGCCATGTTCGTGTCGGTCAAGGGTCGCTCCTGTGCAGGCGTCCACCGGCCGCAGATCGGACATCGCTCTGTCGAAGGGTGGGCGCTCCTTCTGGCGTCAGCCTACCACGCCGGGTCGGCACATCAAGCGTTCCCGTCCCACGAACTGACAGACCAGTCGGCGGGCGCCTGCCCGAGCCACGGCGCCCGCGCCTCCTCGGCGAGAGCCTCGTTCGCCGACCGCAGGTCGGGGGTCGGCCACGCAGTCTCGAGGATGGGGACGAACAGGTAGCGGCTGGTATCCAGCAGGTGGCCGTGCTTGTCCCGCTCCTTCTTCGGCGCCTTCTCGCTGTACCGGCGGAAGGACGCGAGCAGCGGCGTGCACCGCTCGTGCACCATGAAGGCCGGCGAGCCGTCGACTTCACGCCCGAACGACTCATTCAGGACGTGCAGCCCGTACTTCACAGAGCCGGGGCGCTTGTCGGCGTTCTTGAGCGTGAACGGCGCCGAGCGCGTACCTGCCAGCGCCTTGAACTCGGCCGTAAACTCGTGGTTGACCTTCTCGAAGGGGCTGCTCTTGCCAGCTGAGTTCACGTCGCCGATCGCCCGGTCGACGTTGAGCAGGCTCAGGCCGTGCCGACTGATCATGCTCGCGATCTCGGAGGCGTCCTGAGCGGTCGTCGTTCGCCCCGATGACACGTAGCAGTCGATCGCCCACGCCCGCGGCCCGTCCGGCCGCTCGACCCACGCGCCGAGAATGCAGGTCTGCCGGCCCGTCAACTCGCCGTGGTCGAAGCCCAGCCCGATCATCACCTGGTCGTCGTGGCGCAGGCCTGGCAGGTCCGCGAGCGTCTCGCCCGTGAAGATGCAGCGCTCGTCGTCGAAGTTGGAGAGGCGGCGCCCGGGGGCCGGGCCGTAGCGGGCGGCGTGGATGCGCTGGGCCACCTCCCACGGCTTCGTGCGCTGAATCTGCGTGGCCCGGCTCTGGTCGCTGCGGTGCGGCGTCGTCTCCGCACTGAGCGGGATGACGTACTCCTTCCACCCCTTGCGCGGGTTGTCGATCTCGTCCCAGTACCAGGACAGGTCGTCGTTGTGCCGCACCGTCTCCGGCGGGAGCGCCGTGAAGCCGACGCGAATCCGCGCAGCCTCCTCGGTCCGCGTCGAGGACCGCATGAGCTCGCCCCAGTGTCGCGCCGTCGGGAGCTCGTTGACGATGATCAGGTCACCCCACAGCCCGGCGACGGCCTGCGGGTCCTGGAGCCCAGACCGGAACGCGACGCGAGCCCGGTTCGTGACGAGCATCCGCCGACCGCCCGTGTAGTAGCCCCGCTCCTCGGAATACGTGCAGTTCGACGCGACGATGGCGGGCGTGTGGAAGTCGTGCAGGCTCCGGCAGACATCGTCGGCGTAGGCGTTCTCCAGGTCGGCCGCCATGTAGACGACGACGCCCTGCCGCCCCTTCGGGAGCGGCCAGCCGGGCAGCATGTCGAGCATGAAGGCCCAGACGATCCCGGCGAGGGCCGTGCTCTTACCGATTTTGTTGCCGCCCAACAGGCTGATCTGCGGATGCTGGTCGTAGAAGAACTCCCGCTGCCAGGAAGCCGCCCCCCAGCCTCCGACGCACGGAGGGTTCGCCATGAAGGCGGCGAGCGGGTTGGCGCGCTGGAGTTGCTCGAACTCCTCGATCTCCTCGGCGAGCGAGCGCACGGCCTACTGCAGCGTGGTCGGCGGCTGCATGATCGGCCCTTCATCGAGCAGCCTCTGCCTCAACTGCTCGCGCCGCTCTGCCAGGTCTTCCGGCGAGATGACGCCGACCGTGTGCTCCACCTTCTGCGGCTCCTCGATCCGCTTCAACTGCACAGCCTTGTCCCCCGCGGTGCCGAACACGCGGTTGAGCTCCGGCACCGTCCAGTCATAGTCGGGGTCGTCGAGCTTCTCGAGCAGCTTCCGCCCCGACCGGTCGATGATCTCCGCCGCGAGGTCGCCGAGTTCCCGTCGAGCCTGTTCTACTGCGTTCCGGAACGGTTCGCGTTTCTTCCACCTTGCGAGGGTCGAAATGCCGATCCCTGTAGCGTTCTTGACGTTCCGGTATGACTTGCCGTCAGCGAGCATGGCGATCGCTCTGGCCTTCTCCTTCTTGCTGTAGGCCATCAGCCCCGCTCCGCCCGCACAGCCTCAGCAATCTCCTCCCGCTTCGGCGGCGGGACGAACGCCGGCCAGATGGCGGCGAGGCTATCGAGGTGCGCCGCTCTGCTCCACCGTCCGCCCTGCGCGGTGTACGCCTTCTCGTGCAGCGCGTCGAGGTAGATGGCCCCGTCCTGCGGGCGTCGGTCAGCGTGGGCGCTCATGCACTGATCGTCCGCCCTGAGCGGTGCTCGCGTCAAGTCATTCCGCGTGACGCGCCGACTCGGCTATGCTCGCCGCAACACGAAGGAGCGTCCATGAAGTCCCGCCACCTCCCTCTGCTCGTCCTCGTCCTGGCCCTGTTCGCGATGTTCCCGCCGTGGGCGACAGCTGACTCCGCTGGTGACGACGATGACAGCGCCGCCGAGGCGCTGTACCCCGGCCCGTCCGGCGACCCCGTCGATCTGTACGTCGAGGGCGGCCCGACCGCTGTCCTCGACCCGACCATCGTGGACGACGACGACAGCAGCGTGCCACCGCTGCCAGACCCGAGCGACGAGGAGATCCAGGAGGCGCTCGGCGTCCTGTTCTCCGGCGCGGCGGCGGGAGCTTCCGCGATCGTGCTGGCCGTCGTGACGCTGCTCGGCGCGGTGCTTCGCCACTTCCGGCTGCTCGACTACATGCCGCGGAAGGCGCGGATCGTCGTGGCGTGCTCGCTGGCGCTGGCCGGCTCGGTGGGGGCGGCGCTCGGGACGGGCGTCGTCTGGTGGGCTGCCTTGGTATATGGGCTGTTCGGCGGGATCACGCAGTTGGGGCTATGGCTTCGACTGATCGACGCGCTGCCGAAGCCTGACTGATCAGAGCCCGAGACAGCGGCGGATGTAGACGCTGACCGGCAGCCCAGCCGCCCGCGCGTCAGCCTGGACCTTCGTCCACTCCGCCGCGTTCGCCTTGAACGGACGCTGTACGCGCTTGTCGGCGACGGGCGGCCGTCCTGGGCGCCGCATGGGGGTGGCGGGGACGTCGGTCACGACTGCCGCTCCGGCTCGAAGTCGTCAGGGCCGTATATGCTGCTCGAGTCGCCTGCGGAGACGTCCATCACCGTGTCGCTCCATGCGGCCATCGCACTCGACCGCCGGCCGTCCCAGTTCGGACCCAACTGCACGACCCGCACCGACGGCACAGGGAACGACGCATGCCCGATGACGCGCGCGGCGGCAGGCCCGCGCCAGTCGCCCGATAAGCATGTCAACGGGAAAGTGACGGTGCGGCGCCTTTTGTTGACTCGCTTTCGCCGGCCCGGCTATGCTGTCCGCACAGCACAGGAGGCGACATGCGGCAGATCGAAGCGGGCGCGGCCCAGGTGGGCGCTCAGTACAAGACGGCGCGCGGGCAGGACGTCGAGGTAGTTGGTCCGGGCGAGTCCCCGAACATGGTGAAGATCCGCCGGGTGACGACCGGGCGCGAGGTCGACGTACCGGACTCGTACGTGCTCATCTCGGAGGACGCCGAGGGGGGCGAGGAGCGTCCCGAAGGCGAGCAGCCCAGCGAGCATGAGCAGGCACCACCCGAGACGGTCACCTGTCCCGTCTGCTCGTCGCAGGTCGCGCTCGTCGCGTCCACCCACGTCCCGGGTAAGGTCGTGCTCGACATGCACGGCGGCGGCGAGGGCGTGCTGTGGTGCCCGGGCTCCGGGCGGTCCGTCGAGGATGCTGCGGCTGCCCCCGAGCCCGCGACCGAGAAGGACCCGCGGAAGGACTGCGAGGCGTCCGACATCGCGGCGGCCCGGAAGTGGTCTGACGGCTGCGGCGACAAGCGCGCGGCCTGGCTGCACGTCCTGACGGACACGGTGCGGTCCTGCCGGAACTGGCTGACCGAGACGGTCGACGTGAGGCTGCTGCTCCAGGCTGTCGACTACCGGCGGCACCGGACGGGCAAGGAGACGGACCACGCGGTGAAGGCGCTGATCTCGCGCGTTCGGCGGCTGGACTCGGAAGCGCTGGCTCTGTGGGAAGCGGCGAGCGACGAGCACGAGGACATCGCCGAGGGCCCGGCCGCGCCCGAGGTCGCCCTGACGGACCTGACGCCCCCGGAGCAGGTGCCGCGCGTGTCGCTGGCGCGGGCGCTGGAGATCGTCGCAGAGATGGACGACGACTGTCTCGCCGAGGCGGAGCATCTTGAGCGGTTCCGCGAGCCGAACCTGCGACAGGAAGTTCTGAACGCCATTGGCACGCGCCGCTCAGGGCTGTGGGCTGTGGCGGCCGAACGCAGCCTGGGCCGCTCCTTCACGGTCGAGGACGGCGTCGTTCGGACGCCAGCCGACCACTACCCGAATGCGGCCGAAGCCGTCCGCTCCATCACACCCCTCCGGCCGACCGGAGGGGTCGAGGAGGAAGTCGGCCCGGAGCCTGCGCCCCTGACCATCCGCGAAGCCACCGTGCTCAGCGCGCAGGGCGTCCTGTCCTCCCTCGCCGAAGGCCTCCCCGCGCTGGCCGCCCTCGGCTTGCACGTCGACATCCGCATCACCACCCGCACCGGAGACGATCAGTGAACTTCGACGAGACGATCCGCGCTCGCCTGCTCGCCCTCATGACCGAAGAGGGCAAGTCCTGCACCACCCTGTCGACCGAGATGGGGCTGAGCCACACGACGCTGCTCCGCAAGTTGCAGCACGGGACGCGCCCGCTCACCACGACGGACGTTGACGCCGTGCTCGGCGCGCTGGGCAAGCCGCTGCACGCGGTGATGGCTCCCGTGCTGGGCGCTGGCGACCGCGAGTTCCTCAAGTGGCTTGGAGCCGAGCGTGCAGCGCCGATCGAGACGGCCTCCGCCGTGTTCAGCGACGTGGCCGGGCGTGCAGCGAGGCTGTCGAGTCAGGGGCTGCTCGTCTGTGACGTCGACCGGGGCACCCTCAACATCACCACCGCCGGGCGCAAGGCGCTCCGGAACTAGCACAGGAGAGAAGCGTGGAGTTGCGCAGCAGCTAGCCACCCCGGCGCGAACCGCTGGTATACTGACAACGCACAGACCGCACAGGAGCGACCATGTCCGAATCCCGAGAACTCGTCACGATCGAGCCCGCCTCGATCGGCCTTCCCAACGGTCCCCAGACCAACGCGGCGCACGTCACCGACGCGCTCGGCTTCGCCGAGGCTCGAGGCTGCAACGTGCTGGCTCCGCTGACCGTCATCGACCACATCCCGCCCGACCACGCCCTCGCGCTGCGCGTCGTCCGCCTGCCGGCCCACTTCGACGGCCAGCAGGACAAGGCCAGGAGCAACGGCTACTGGTACAAGGTCGACGGCGGCAACCTCGCGCTGCACCGGGCGAGCCTGGACCAGCTGGCCGCAGCCGCCGGCATCAGCACCGTCAGCAGCAAGCGCGTGGACGACCGCTCCGAGCCGCTCGTCTGGGAGTGGGAGGTCACGGTGTCCATGAAGGGCATGGACGGCATCGACCGGACCATCACGCGGAGCAAGAGCCTCGACCTGCGGGACGGCGCCCCCGAGACGCTCAAGACGGAGTGGGGCGACAAGAAGGGCGAGAAGCGCGTCGTCCCGAAGTCCGCGCAGCAGCTGCTCGGCATGCGCCAGCACGGCGCCGCCCTCTGCGAGAGCAAGGCGCACAACCGCGCGGTGCGGGCGATGCTGGGAATCAAGGGCTCGTACCCGCCGGCCGAGGCGCGGGCGCCGTTCGTGTTCCCCCGCCTGACCTGGCAGCCGAACATGGAGGACCCCGAGATCGCGAGGCTGGTGGCTGCGAAGGAACTCGGCGTCGTGAGCCAGTTGTACGGCTCCCCCCAGCGCGAGCCCGCGCCCGCGGGCCTGCTGGCCCACCCGGACAACGTGGTCGACGCGCCGCCGGTCCAGGGGCCGCAGAGGCGCCCGGCGCCCCGCCAGGAGCAGCGACGGCAGCAGCGCCCGGACGACGGCGGCTGGGGCCAGCAGCGCGCGCTCACTCCCGAGGAGATGGCTCAGTACGAGCGCGAGCTGGAGGGCTGACCTCGTGCGCCTCGTCCACACGGGCGACCTGCACATCACGGACGGCCCGCGCCTCGCCGATCAGGCAGCGACGCTCGACGACATGATCAGCCGGTGCCTCGAGCTGCGGCCGTGCCCGGACGCGTGGATCATCTCGGGCGACCTGTACGGCCACACCGTGCCGCACCGGTCGACGCCGGCAGAGCGCCAGGTGCTGCACCCGGCGATCGCTCGCATGACGGAGGCGGGGCCGGTCATCGTCATCATGGGCAACCACGACCACGCGGGCGACCTGCTGGGCCTCGAGGCCATCGGTGAGCAGTGGCCGGTGATGGTCATCACGAAAGCCGAGGCGCGAGTCGTGCCGACTCCTGCCGGCCTGCTGCGGCTGTGGGGCCTGCCCTACCCGCGCAAGGCGTGGCTCCGGGCTGCTGACGTCGAGGGCGCCCGCAAGGACGGCGACGGAGCTCTCCGCGCGCTGCTGCGGGCGTGGAGCGGTCAGATCACAGCGAGCAGCCGCAGACACTGGGGCAGCCCGCACATCGTGGCCGCTCATGTGCATGTCGCCGGGAGCACGACAGCCGGAGGCGAGGTGCTCGCCGGCCAGGAGATCGAAGTCGGCCGCGCTGACCTCGACGCACTCGGTGCCGACTACGTGGCGCTCGGGCACATCCACAAGCGACAGGGCTGGGGGCGAGCCTGGTACCCGGGCACGCTGTGGCGGAACGACTACAGCGAGACGGACCGCAAGGGCTGGCACGTCGTGGACATCGGCGAGCAGGCGCGGGTCGACGAAACGTGGCCTCCGGCGAGCGCCGATGTCGAGACGATCGCCGGAGTCCACGGCACGCTGACGGCTCGGGTCGCTTTCATGGAGTCCGACTGCCGCGACTTCGTGACGCTCGACTATCGCTGGGCTGCGGCCGATGGCGAGGCGCCCGGCTGGCGCCGGTTCCGCGACGGCCTCGCAGAACTAAACTCGCTGGACGGCGCCGAAGTCCGCACGCGCCTCTCCGTGCAGCGGCAGCACATCGCGTCATGTCCCTGGGATGCGGAAGTCGCCGCGATCAGTGAACGCGCGCACCGCGTGAAGGTCGAGCGAACGATCGAGCCTGCACAGCGGGTGCGGGCGCCGGAGGTGGCCGAGGCTGACTCGTTGCCCGACAGGCTGCGCGCCTACTGGGGGACGCTGGCCCAGCCGCCGAGCGACGGCGACAAGGCCGCCGCGCTCGACTGCCTCGACATGCTGCGAGCGGCTGGCGACGACGAGATTAGGGCCGTGCTGGCGGAGGAGGAGCGATGCTGA